GTAGGCTTTTGGCTAGTAGTTTTCTTATAATTACTTCTAGCATTTTTTACTATTGCTTGTTTATCTAAATGAAACATTTTCTTTTTCTCCTTATCAATTATTATGCCTTTAGCATAGCATACTATAGGCAACCTGTCAATGCGAGTAAGGGTTCGAGGGGGTATCGAACCTTCATCATTCCCTATGATATGTATCATCTTTTCCTATAGCGAGGAATCATCATAGTATAGAAGGAATGATTAGTCTGGGTTGTCTTAAGTGTCTGTTTTCTGGGCATATGCTACCATAATAGGCACAAATAGGGCGATAATCTGTGGAGTTCTCATGAAACAACACCGAATTCACCGAATATCTTTGTATTCTCTCGTGTTCTCTGCAATATAGAGGGTTCGAGGGGGTGTCGAACTCACCGAACTTACCGAACACATTAGAAATCTGGGACAAAAAAAATATAAATGCTATCGAACTCACCGAACTTGTTAGAATAGTGGGGCTCACCGAACATTTAAAAATAAAAAAAAATAAAAGGTAAAAAAAAAGGGAGCCGAAGCCCCCTGGTTCTTAAGAGTTGGAGTAAATTAAACTCCAGATTAATATGTTAGCAAAGATTAAAGTAATTATATAAAAGTTTCCTCGTTGTCTTTTGTTCATAGTTATTCTCCTTTAAGTTATGGGGAGCTTTTACACTCCCCTAGTTTATTAAGCTACTGGATTCCAGTAATCTTTCTGTTCAAAATCAAAATCTCTTGGTTTAAAATTATCATAAGTATTTTGTTCTGCATACTCATTCCATTTATCTAACCATAATTTTTTGAACTGTTCGTCTTCTGCATTATTGTATGCTCTATCTAATTTAGATAAGAGTAAAGCTACATCAAATAAATTTCCTTTTATCATAGTCATTCTCCTTAAAGTTATTGGGGAAGCTTTTACACTTCCCCAGTTAATGTTAGCTAGCGAATTTCTTTCTAGCATCTTCTTGGTTGATAAGATTATAAGTAGAACTCATTTTACTTATAAACCTGTCAAGAGCTTCAAAGTCTTTGCCGTCCATCTGTTCGACAATCTTCCAAGCCTTCTGGTCAAGAGTTTCAGGCTTTTTATCGCTAGCCCATCTTGCCATCTTGCTCCAAGAGTCAAGCTCTAGTTCTGCAAGCTTGTTAGAAACATCCTCAAAACTTGTATTCCTTGGGAATGTATTCTTAACTTTCTTGGAGGTAGCAAAACCTCTTAACTTCTCAAGCTTGTTACAGACAAAACCTCTTTTAGTTTTGGTGTACTCATAGACAGGATTACCTTTACTGTCTTGAAGCTTGTTAAGTTCAGCAGTTAGCTTTTCAGCTAGCTTCTGACCAGACTCTTTCTGAGATGTAGCCCAAGCAATCGCAATCGTGCCAATCTCAATCTGAGCTTCGTTAACCTCAACACCTAAAGTGCTTTTGGCTTCTTTGAGCTTGTCTTCTTTACCACTAGCAAGTAGCTCTAACTCACCAATTCTTTTAATATAATCAGTCATAATTATTCCTTTCATAATCTGATTAGTTAAAAAACACCAACAAGGAATTTGTTGGATGATTAATACTTACATAAAAAATAATGATAGTCAATAAAATGTTAAATATAATTTTGAAAGCCTTACTGAGCAAGGGTTTCAGAGGATACTTTTTTTAAGGTATCTTTTTATAAAAAAACAAGTGTTCGTTACACAATATAGCCATACCCCACCCAAAAAAAATATATGTTGCGTGTATTAGTATATATGGTAGTGACATATATGTAACAAAATAATAGGGTCAATAAAAATAATAAAAAAAGTACTTGTATTTTAGTGGGGAGTTGTATATAATATATATATAATATAATCTATATAGATATAAGAGATATTAAAATTATATTTTATAGTTTATATTATTACAATATTACAATATAACAATGTTAAGGTATTAAATACTTTGGAAACTATAGAGACTATAGATACATCACCATACTTAAATCTACAAAGTTACTTAAATTTAAAGATAGAACAAGATTCTAAAACAGATTTCATAACTTTTGTCCGTAAGATTGCTCCAATACTTGTCTCTGATTGGAAAATGGGTAAACATATAGAAGTAATAAGTGAAAAACTAAGACAATTAGAGTCTGGAGAAATAAAAAGACTTATGGTTTTCTTACCACCTAGAAGTTCTAAGAGTGTTATCTGTTCTAAATTGTTTCCTGCTTGGTATATTGGTCGTAATCCAGAGCATGAAATCCTTACTGTGTCTCATAGTGACCAATTGTCCTCTGACTTTGGTCGGTCTGTAAGGGATGTTGTGGACTCAGAAGAGTTTCAAAGTATATTTAAGAGTGTTAAGCTACGAACAGACGTTAGAGCTGCAGGTAAATGGAAGACAAACCAAGGTGGTAGTTATTATGCTGCAGGTGTTAAGTCTCAAATAGCAGGAAGAGGTGCACATATTGCAATTCTTGATGATGTGATGTCTGAAGAAGACTCTTATTCTGAAGCAGGTCGTAGATATATTAAAGAATGGTACCCTGCAGGTCTAAGAACTCGTATAATGCCTAATGGTTCTATACTTATAATTAATACAAGGTATCATTATGATGATTTGTGTGGTTGGTTACTAAAACAACAAGATGAATTTGCTATTGCACCTTGGGAAGTTATAAAAATTCCTGCCTGGTTAGACGAGGAGTCTGCTGAGTTACTTGAGTTACCAGTAGGTAGTAGTTATTTTCCAGAATGGAAATCAGATGATGTCTTACGTGTAGATGAACAGGAAATAAAAGCATCTAATGGTGCAAGATATTGGAACGCATTGTATATGCAGGACCCAACACCTGATGAAGGTGGTTTAATAAAAAAAAATTGGATACAATGGTGGGAATATGAAGAACCTCCTACCTGTGACTTTATGATTCAAACATATGATACTGCGTTTTCAACAAAGACAACAGCAGACTATAGTGTTATACAAACATGGGGTATCTTTTCTCAATATGAAGAAGATGAACAGGGATATGAATCTTATAAATCTAATTTAATACTACTTGGAAATATAAAAGGTAGATTTGAATATCCAGAGTTAAGAAGAATATCTCAAAAACTATATTATGATTATAGACCTGATGTCTGTATGATAGAAAAGAAAGCAAGTGGACAATCATTAATACAAGATATGCGTAGAGCAGGTATACCTATCTTAGAATATACACCTGATAGAGATAAAGTATCCAGAGTACATGCAGCTTCACCTATGATAGAAGCAGGTAGAGTATGGATACCTAAAGATAAAAAATGGTCAGAAGATTTATTAGAAGAAATGTTACGTTTTCCAAATGCAGCTCATGATGACCAAGTTGATGCTATGACAATGGCAATACATTACATGAAAGATTCCTGGAATTTAGACCACCCTGATGACCCAGAGTGGGAAGATGAACCTAGAAAAAAAAGAGTTGCGTACTGGAGAACTTAGTGATATAATTATGTTTTAAAGGGGAATAACATGGCGACAGAAAGAAATCCATTTGATAAGATAGAGGAAACAATATCAAATGTAATAGAACTTCCAGAACAAATAGATGCGATAACAGACTCACCAACTATTCAACCAGATGAGGATGGTGGAGTTACTGTAGACTTTACTGAAACTAATATTGAAATGGAAGCAGAAGCTGACATACAAGAATGGTATGGTAATTTAGCTAATGATATAGATGAAGAAGATTTACAAGAGATAGCTACAACAGTTATAGATAATTATACAGCAGACAAAGATTCCAGAGCTGAATGGGAATCAATGTTTGAAAGAGGATTTGATTTATTAGGATTAAAGATAGAAGATGCAAGTGAACCTTTTGAAGGTGCATGTACTGCTGTCCATCCTATGTTAATAGAGTCAGCAGTTAAGTTTCAATCAAAAGCAATACAAGAATTATTTCCTAGTAAAGGTCCTGTTAAATCTCAGATACTAGGAAGACAAACTCCTGAAAGAGAAGACCAAGCAAATAGAGTTCAAAACTTTATGAACTATCAGGTAACAGAACAGATGCCTGAATACTTTGATGAAACAGAAAGAATGTTATTTCATTTACCTCTTATAGGTTCAGCATTTAAAAAAGTTTATTATGATGCTAACTTAAAAAGACCAGTATCTGAATTTGTTCCTATAGACCAGTTTTATGTTTCTTACTATTCTAGTAACTTAAGAAAAGCAGATAGATATACACATGTCATTTATAGAAGTCCTATAGATTTAGCTAGAGATATGCGTATAGGTATTTATGATGATGTAGAATTACCTGAAGCTACTAATCCTAATCCTACATCTCTTTCTTCAAAGATGGATACAATATTAGGATTAACTCCTACAGAAGATAGTGAC